CTGTGTTCTTGCCATCAACGGCAATATCGCATACAACTTCTATCTTTCCGATAGCACGACTGTAAAAATCTATGCGACACCTATCAACCAGAGCAAGTTCGGTCTTCAGGGCGGTTCTTTGAAGCCGTTGACGGCATATACGCAGACTGTGACCGCAACACTTCCGAACTCATATGCAATTCAAGCTTCGGGCGGTTGCTATTATTGGTTCGACTTCACCAACAACAAATTGGTGCTCTTTGGTGTTCCGACGGCACAGGGAAGCACACTGTATCGTGATGACATCAGTCTTGCTGATGGAACAGTCACACACAGTTCCATCACTGTCACGGGTGCAAAGCTTTGGAAGTTTATGACCAAGCAGTCAACATGGGCACCGGGAAGCGGATATGGCATCAATTACCTTCCTGTTCCGACTCAGGCTATGATCATAGATAATCACCTCTTCGTCTATGGTGCAGAGACCTATGACAATGTTGCTGATTCTATGTATAGCATCAACCTTGCCAACACCACAGATATTACTCAGGTCGACAATACCGACTTCCCGTTGTTCAGTGCTGAAGATTGGGCAGATGCTTGGACTATGACTAACGGAAAGCACACTGTGTTAGGCGGTCTGATCGTCAACGATTCTTTCATCGTGAACGGGAACAAGGTATACCCGCTTGTAAGGTCGACAACAAACTACAACGTCAACAGAAACTACACATTATGCGACAAGGTTAGTTCCCCTGTCTTTGGCTGCAACTCAAGCATGAACAACGTAGCAGTCTGCAAGATGTTCTTGGGAACTAAGTTCTTGCTCGATGCCCCTGTCACCAAGAGTTCTGCACAGTCGATGACGATCTCATACGAACTCACTCAGTCGTAAAGGGGAGGTGATAGTAATGAAAGAGATTTGGGTTGCCGTCCTCGCTTCGGGGGCGGTCTTCTCGTTCTTTCAATTTCTCATCTCCTTGTTCTTTTCAAGGAAGGACAAATCGAAAGACATCGAGAAGAAGATTGATGACCTTTCCGAGAAGATAGATGCAAACCAAGCAATCCTCGCACGAACTCATATTCTGCGGTTCTCCGATGAATTGAAGAATGGAATTGATCACTCTGCGGAATACTTCCGCCAACAATTGGACGATTGCGACACATATGACAAATATTGTGAAACACACCCAGACTTCAAGAACTCCTATACGATGATTGCCAACAAGCATATCAAAGAAACATTTGAGAGATTAACAAAGGAGGGCAAACTATGAACAACAAGACCTATGACATTTTGAAGTGGTTTTCCACAGTCGGACTTCCGGCACTAACGGCTTTGTGGTTGACGGTCGGTCACATTTGGAATCTTCCTCTCGTTGAACCCATCGGAGCAACGATGGCAGCCATCACAACTTTTGCTTGTGCTTTGCTTGGAATCTCGTCCATTCAGTATGCGAAGAAGAAGGAGATTGACAATGGGTAAAAGAGAAGATTATGTCATTCGAGCTTCCGAATGGATAGGAACTAAGGAAGGTTCATCGGGTCACAAGCAGATAGTCAAGGACTACAACAAGGCTTGTGACAAGGGAAGACAGGGTTCTGTCGACTCGAAGTGGTGTGCCATGTTTGTTGGAGCAGTCGCAGAAGAGACCGACAATGTCCTCAAGGACGGAATCGGTGTTCCTGTCGACTACTCATGCGGAACAGGGTCTCATTCGCTGATTGAGAAGGCGAAGAAGGCGGGAATATGGGTCGAGAAGGATTCCTATGTCCCAAGGAACGGAGACCTTGTCATCTATGAATGGAGTGATGACGGAAAAGGAGATTGTACTTCGGGACACGACCATGTCGGAATCACATCTTCAGTCGGTTCATCTTCTTTCATCGTCATTGAAGGCAACAAGAAACAGGCGGTCGGGACGAGGACTGTCAACATCAACGGCAGATACATTCGTGGCTTTATCACACCCGTCTTCTCTGACGAGGTTGCACCGACACCCACACCCGAACCTTCTGGATATACGGGAGAGTTCCCGACACTTCCCAAGAGAGGATATTTCAAGAAGGGTGACAAGGGCAAAGAAGTGGTCAAATTGCAGAATCTACTCCTATGGATTAGTCCCGGCTGTCTTCCCAAGTACGGCGCAGACGGAGACTACGGCAACGAGACCTACAATGCCGTCAAAGTCTGTCAGTCAATACTCAAAGTAAAGGTTGACGGACTTTGGGGAAAAGCATCTCAGGCAGCAGCCAAGATGTATAAGAAATAAGATGACCCCCTAAATCTACCCTTTCCCATGAAGAGACCCCTGACTTCGGTCGGGGGTCTTTTCTTTTGGGTGACATTTTGGGTGACACTTTGTCTCTGTGAGACGGACAAAATATACTTACGTATACCAAAAGTGCCTATTTTGCGTACATTTTCGGCACGTGTGCAGATACAATGACGGGTTCGACTCCCGTCATCTCCACCAATCAGAACCGCTCAACCACAAGGGTTGTGGCGGTTTTTATTTTGCCTTGGGTGACATTTGGGTGACATTTTGCGAAAAAGTCAGGTCGATTATCTCTGCTGCTTGCTTCGTATCTCCGTCCAGAAGGTGACCATAAGTCTCGAATGTGGTCATCGATGCCGAGTGTCCTATGATGGACTTCAACATCTCTGCCGGCATTTGGTATTTGACGAACGAGACGAAGGTGTGTCTCAAGCTGTAAACAGTTCCCTTAAGGTCTCTTTCCTTCTTGAGAGCATTCCAATGGTTTCTCATAGTCGACTGATTACCCATTGACCCGTCGGGTGAACAGAATATCCATTCCGTTCGGAGGTTCAGATCAGAATTCCTCTTGATCGTAGATTCTATGATGGACTTTGCCATGTCTCCGATCGGAATCACTCTTTTACTATTCTTGGTCTTTCCGTCAGTTATGAAGCCTTTTGCATTCACTGCTCTTCTGATCACAACTCTGTCTTGATCGGGTTCGTAGTCTGCCAATTGGAGACCGAGTGCTTCGGAAGGTCTCATGCCGGTACAAAGAAGGAAAGTGAAGAGACTGTGGTACCAGAGTTCGGAGGGTTTGAGAAGTCTTCTGACCTCGTCCTTCTGCAATATTTCCTTCTCTTCCTTGGAATGTCCCTTCGGAATGTAAAGCTTACCGCGCAGCATCTCGCACTGATAGTCTTCATAGCCAAAACGCACCAAAGCCATGATCATACCGCGTATGTTCTTCAAGGTCTTCTCTGACAATGGCTTATTTTGCCCTGTGGCTTCGTTTAAGACCTTCTGCCAATCTCGGAGTGTCATTTTACATATCTTTCGTTGACCGACCTTAGAGACGATGTAAAGGCGCATATAGCATTCGTTCTGAATGTATGCACCCGAATGTTCACCGCAACGGCACTTCAGGTCTTCAAGATATTCTTTGACTACTCTTTCGACAGTCTTCTCTCCCGTTGCTTCACCATAGTACCAATTGTCAAACTTCTTCTGGCATTCCTTCCGACCTTTAGCACCAGCAGTGGAGGAAGAGAACGAGATTCGTCTTCCTTCGTGTCTGACTTGTATTCTCCATCTTCTTCCGTCCCAATGAGGTGTGATCATTTTTCTTCTCCCTTGAACAAACCATCGTTAGGGTTTCCACCATAGCCTAAATTTGCCCAATGATAGCAATAGTCGTAGTAATCGCCTGTCACTTCTTTGTAGAGTTCATTATGTAGAGATACCACCAAATCAATAAGGCTTGCTGTCTTGTCTTCGTCGTGATTCCAGATCAAATCACCTCCGTTGCGAACAGTATCTACAACTTTTGCTGTAATTTCATCAAGTTTATCGTTTGTCATTTTGTCCTCCCTGAGAATCGATGAGTGCCTGATAGTATGCTCTTAAAAGTGCTTGGTTTTCGGGTGTAAGGCGGTGTATCTCGATCGGAGGTGTTATTACCTCTTTTTCCATCGGTACATCGTAGCCGAGAACCCAAGCGGGTGACACGTTCAAAGCTGAAGCCATAGAACCAATAGCAAGTGATCTCGGAATCGACTTGCCTGAGAGATAGCGAGAGACCGAGGACTTGTTCAGACCCGTCTTCTGTGCGAGTTCGGCTGCGGTCATTCCTCTGATCTGGAGTGCTTCGTTCAATCTGTCTTTGATTATATAGAGATTGTCCATAACAACTTCCTTTCGACCACATTATATGACGAAAGTGTTACAAATTGCAAATAAAGCAATTTTGAGGGTTGCATTAAAAGCAATTGATTGTTAGTCTTTAGATGGTTGCATAAAAAGCAACAAGAAAGGAGGTACAAATGGAAGAACTGAAGAAGAGAATCGACAAGATGTACCCGACAAGGGCATCTTTTGCTGAAGCATTAGGTGTTGACTCGTCCGTTTTGTCGAGAATGCTCAAGAGCGGGAATTGGAAAGCCGATCGAATTGAGAAGGCAGTGTTGCTTTTGAATATCGAACCGGCAGACATTCCCGTCTATTTTTTTTCTGATGGTGTTGCATTAAAAGCACCGAAGGGGAAGCGATGACGGCTTCGGGTGGTCTTTACCCGTCATTGGGTCGCTATTTCGAGAACATGACACAACTTGCACACGCGGGGTGTATGTCGGTCAGAAGGTTACGCGACTGTCTCGATGGGAAGAAGACATTCACCAGAGCAGAGAAAAAGGCGATTTCATCGAATATTGCCATGAAGGTAATGAACAGCAAGGTCATCAACTATCAGGAATTGGAAGATGCCAACACAGCATGGCGGGGAAAGTTCGATGAAGTTTACAAGATTAAGGAAGTCTGAAATGTACGAACGAATTTTTAACACGTTAGCCGTTCTGACGATCGGCGGTATTGGTTTCATCGCTTGGTCACTGCCGAAGGTCTTTGAGACCTCCGAAGAGATCAGGACGGACAAGGCAATCAGTATTCCGCAGATGGAAGTCAGCATTCCGAACGTCAAACAGGCAATCAGAGACAAGGTTGTTGACGATGCAATCGGACACGTCACAGATGCTATGGCACTGATCGAGTACACGACATCAGTCAAAGAACCGAGACACTTTGAACTCCCGAAACTGACATACGTCGGCAATTTCTACATCACGATGTACGCAGCCACAGTGGAACAGTGTGGCAATTCACTCGGAATCACGGCTTCAGGCAAGAAGGTCACGGAAGACCCAACTTGTTGGACTGTCGCGGTTGACCCGAAGGTGATACCGCTCGGCACGAAGCTGAAGATCGACCTTCCCGGCTACGAAAACATCGTCTTTGAAGCCACCGACACGGGTGGCGACATCAAGAACTATTGGATTGACGTGTTCACGGAGTCAGAACCCTTGTCGAAGACTTTTAACCCGACTTATGCAGATGTATGGATAGTCGAGGAATGACCGCCTATTGGATAGGCACACGAACGGACAGAACACACTACGACTATCACTGTTCCAACTGCGGGCATCTCTCGCACTATCGCAAGTCACTGTTTTGTCCTAAATGCGGAAGACAAATGATTGAGCAGAAAGGAGACTCAAATGGCAGAAGTAATGATTAAGATTTTCATTCTGATGGTCGGGTTCTTCTTTGGTTTTGGTGTAGCCGGTGCGTACTCCATTCGCACAGTGGCAGAAAAGGCACAGATCAGAGAGGAACTTGAAAAGACCAAGAAGGAATTAGAGAAGGCAAAGAAGTCACAGACCATCGTGATCAGTGATGACACTATCGGCAAGAATGTCGACTTTTCGCAGAGGTGGTGACTATGAACAGAATCTTACCACCTACACACGCATCTATTATCGCACGTCAGAACTTTGCTAATTGGCTGACCAGAAAGATGGAAGAGCGGAATCTGACAGACGATGCCCTTGCGGCTGCTATCGGCTTAGACCGCAAGACCATTCTCAGATACAGACATTGTCAGGGAGTGCCGAGACTTGAAGTCGTGGCTACCATCTATGCCTATTTCGGAGAGAAGAAGATCAGCATAGACCTTTGTGATCTCGGAGGTTCTGCCAATGGATAAGCATTCTAAGACCTATACCGACCTTGTCAATTGTGTAGAAGCAACGATTGAAGGGTGGAGAAAGACTCAGTGTTCCGAGATCGAGCAGAGAGTTCATGTTCAGGAATTGGCCTACGGAATCGCTAAGGCTGCACTGTATGTCCTGTCCTATCAAGAGTATCAGGACTTCATCGAGTTCATTCACGAAAAAGGATATTCACATTAAAAGGAGGAAGTCTAAATGGCTACATTATACGAAATCACAAATGACGTTGAATTCATCAACAGACTGATTGAAGAAGGAGAAGTCGATCAGGAAGCCTTGAAGGGTGCTCTTGAGGTCTCCAAGGAAGAACTTGCTATCAAGTTAGAGCATTACTGTCAGTTCATCAGGAACCTTGATTCTGACATCGAAGGTCTCAAGTCGGAGGAAAAGAGACTTGCAGAGAAGCGCAAGGTTCTGGAGAACACCAAGGAACGCATGAAGGTCGCTATGGGTTACGCACTTGACCGCATAGGTGAAAAGAAGATGGCTTGTGGTACGTTCACTTGCTCGATGCAGAAGAACCCGGCT